TCCTTTGGCACTTAAAAAAATGACAAACTGTCCCGCAGCTACGATGCTTTTTCTGGCGTAGCAACCGACTTGCGTGGTGACAACGGTAACTTGGCTTTGATCTGGAGCATTCGGATCAAACCGAGGGTCCACATACGCAATGTAAATGGACTTGCTCATAAAAATCAGAAACTGATTCTCAATCCACGGCAGCACTCCAACAATCGAATCGTTTCCACCTTGATTAATGATGAACGTGTTGACCTGAAAATCAACCACCTGAGACAAAATATCGCTTACAGCAATCTGCGTGTCTTGAAACTTTGTGATGATTCTGTTCTGGAAGTAGAATCCAAAATCAGAAGGGGGCAAGCTACCGTTAGCTGGCGTGTATCCCGCTTGCGTTTGCAGGTTCCCGTAAATTGATGTCTGAGGGATTACCGAAAGGCTTGTTGCGTTTTCTTCCAAGACAAGCGGAGGCTTTACCTTAACAACACAAGAATGCACGGCACTTGATGCATTGATATTTGCTGTAGTGTTGTTGGTGTAAGAAAACGTAAAAGTATTTGCGCCAACGCCTGTTACAAAATACGAATTGTTGAACGTAAAATGCTGAGCATCCGTTACGTTAAAAATTGTCACTTCGTCACCAACCACATACGTTGGATGCGTAGACACATATGTGTTGATCCAAGTAGCGGTAACCGTAACTGTAGCTCCAACAGATACGGCTGGAAAAGACAAGTTAAGTGCAGCCGTCGAAGGAGTGCCTCCCGTGCCTTGTCTGGGTTCTTTTTCTTGGCCCCTAAAGATGTAAATCTTGTCAAGAGCTTGAACCACATCAACTGGTCCGTTGGGCTCAATTGACCTGTAGTATCGAGTGGAGCCAATTAATTGGCTAGGAAACATCTTTGCGGGAGAAAGGGGCGCAAATGTTGCTTCCGTGTTGTACAGGTAAATGCTGTCAGTAAACACAAGGACAATGTTATCCTTGCCGTTTGCGTCTACATACGTCCCAGACCCCACCATTGACTGGGAGTTTAACTGCTGGTCAGTAAGACGCTGGCATCCCTTTCTTGGCTGAGCCGTACCTCTCTGTAGCCTGACGTTGTACGCAGACTGACAAAATCCAGACTCCAAGTTGCTTGGGTCCAGACGAGAGTTAAGGCCGATGTAGTTGTTATCGACCTCCTGCAATAACTGCGGCACAGATGGCTCGGGCATACAGCTTAGTCAGAATCGCTGGACTGCTGCAAAATGATGCGGTCAACGATTTTCATTGCTGTCTGAAGCGAGTCACGAAGATCCAAAAGGTTCTGCATGCCAGCACTGGAGCCTTCTGTCTCAGACTCCTCTTCTTCTCCGTAACCACACTCTTCGCATGATCCTTCGTCAGACATCTCAGACTTGCAGTCTGGGCATGTGTGGGAACGATACCCGCCTAGCATTGAATTAAGGGAATCCATTAAGCTCATACAATAACCTCTCTCAAATCGTTGACTCGGTTTAGCCACCCCTTCTTAAACTTTTGAAGGTGCGGTTTTTGCTCAACCAGCTTTTCGTAAAACTCCTGCTTTTGCGAGCAAATTTGAATTGCCACATCCTCAGCCCCGCGAACCTCGCAGGCTGACAGCATGGCAGCTTTTGTAGCAGGACCAAAGGCACCGTCATCTTTGGCTCCTACCTCCCTCTGAAGTAGCTTTACAGCCTGCCTTGGCCCCATGTTGACGCAGTTATCGAAATGCACCGCACAGATCGGCCAAGGCATGTCCCCGCAGTGATTGCGATCCCAGTACTCTTCCCGATAAATTGCCGATGCCTGCTCGACGGTCAGGTTCTCGATGTCAATGTCTGGATGGCTGCGTTGATCAATACCAAACTTGGTGAGTCCACCAGCATCTCCGGCCACGTTTTCAGACACGGCAAAGTTCATGTCTCCGTAGTGCCCCTTGGCATACACGGTTTCGTGTTCCAGAACAAACCTCAGGGATTTTTCAAAAAAGCTCATGCGTATGCGAGGAAGCTAAGCGTTGTCTTAGTAGTGGGCAATCTGCCTTTTTCGTCGTAAATTCCGCTGTACGGGATGATCTTGTTAGGTGGCAACCCGCTTCCCTCGCTTGCTGCTGGGGGCAATATCCTGTTTGGCTTTTGCAGCACGATTAGCCCCGCCGGAGGAGTTTCGTTTGTGTACCGATGAACGAGATGAGGAATCGCGGGTGTAGGAGGTATAACCATACATGTAGAAAGAAAGAAAAAGCCAATTGCCTGAAGCTCCAACATTTAAGACAACTTCACTCCATGTTGGCGTGGAAAGAGTGATGATGTTTGATGCTGCACCGCAAATTGTAACTCCCATGACAGCTTTGTAAAGCACTGCCATATAAGGCTTTTGCCACACTTTACTGTCTTTGGTTCCAAAGATCTTGTAAAGCAAATGGACGGACGAACAGATGAGCAGGCTATTTGCCGCGAGATTTAGGAGGGTGATGGTTTGCATCTGCTGTGATTAGTTTGTTGGCTAGATTTTCTACCGCTCGCAAGCCAAGGAATCCCAGAAGAAATGCTATGGCATACCCAAAGTCATGTCCGTCAAGGTTTGCCATCTTTAAGACAAGGGGCGTGATGTAGTTTGCAGACGCAGCCCCACCAAGCAAAGAAGCCACCGTTGCCGGAAGGCTTTGCTGTTGTCTTGAGCTTGTCAGGATAGCTCCAAACAAACCTGCCAATGCCAGCCCTAAATCGATCCCTTCTTCCTTTAAGTTCATTTCTTTGAGTTCTGTGTGGGTACAATGTGAGATGCCCCGTAATAGAAAGAAACCACAGCAGCCCAGCTAGTAGACAGTGATCCAATCAGCAACGTCAAGCCGGAGTTGTCCCACAGCTTTAGATCACCAGTCATCAACCCCAGAAGGATAGAAAAGAACCCGATTGTAATCGCGCATGCGAGGGCAGGAGGAACCCATGATCCTGTCTGTGTCTGCATTTGTCTGGCTCCAGCCCTATCAAGTTGCTGCAACTCTTCTGCCTTGATGCCCATTTCAGCCATCTTGGTTTTAAGCTGAAGATCAGCAGCCTGAAGAGCAGCCATCTGTTCGGCAGACAAATTGCCGGAGGACAGTGCCTTTTGAACGGCGTCTTTGCTTTTGTCTGACAAGCCAAGTGCTTCCGCAACGGCAGTCACAGCAACGCCGCCAATTGGCCCACCAAGCAAGCTGCCAATCGTAGGCAGGATTTTGTTAACCCATTCCATTATTCTGAGGCAGGTGCAACAAATTCACCATCAATGCAACTCCAGCCAATTCCTGCAATTTTGTCTTCAAGAGGCTCAACGTAAAAGCCATCTGGAATCGGCCATGAAGCAACGCCATCCCAGAGGATTACGTTTTCAACAATGTTTGTTTCTGAGTTAATGACTGCGTATTTCATTGCTTAAAAGAAGGTTGTAATAACAACAATTCCTGCCGCGCCATTGCCTCCGTTGCCACCATTACCGCTTCCGATAGTTGCCCCGCCACCGCCACCTCCGCTTCCATATCCAGAACCATTGGCTCCATTTCCTCCAGATCCAGAAGCAAAACTACTGGCACCACCACCACCGCCACCACTGCCGTTAATCACTAAACTAGCAGCAGTTCTTGGAGTAGATGCGGTTGCGTTGCTTCCGTTTGCCACAGACGATCCGCCACCACCTGAAGAAAACAAGTTTACAAAAGGATTTGTAGCTCCGTTGCCACCATTAAACGCTTGAGACCCAGACGAAACGCCACCTCCAGCACCTCCTCCTGTAGGAGCATTTGAGGCTCCACTTCCTGCTCCGCTTGTTCCTGTAACACTAGCGGTCCCGCCAGAATTACTGTTTGGAGCACCCCCTGACCCTGTTGTCGGCGCGGTTGTCCCTCCGTTTTGTCCAGCAGTTCCACCAGATTGCGCTCTCGCCAAAAAAGCTGTTGGCGTACTTGTGTTGGCAACTCCAGATGCGCCCCCAGTAGTAGCCACAGCACCACCGTAAATTGATCCAGTTCCAGCAGACCCAACTGTTACAGCACATGTAGCTTCAAGCTCAGAAGCAGAAATAGCCGTTCTAGTGTATCCACCAGCCCCGCCTCCTGACCCTCCAAAAATAGCAGTTCCAGCAGTTCCTTTTCCTCCAGCCCCACCGCCATTCCCGCCAGAAACCAATTCAACTACAACTTGCTTGGCATTTGCTGGCTTAGTCCAAGTGCCGCTTGAAGTAAAAATTTGAATGTCTGCGCTTTTTGCGGCACCCAAAGCTGTTAGAGCATCATCAGCAGTTGTTGCCCCAGTACCACCATTTGCAACTGCAACGGTGCCAGTTACGTTTGAAGCCGTTCCTGTAGTGTTTTGGTTGAGTGTTGGCACATCCGCTGCCTGAATGGCAGACATCACAACATCAGTTCCATTCCCGCGAAGATACTGCCCAGACGTTGTGGCTCCAGCCAGCGCATCCATTGCGGCTTGTCTGGTAATTTGCCCAGTGCCACCGTTGCTGATAGCAATTACAGCACTAGTTGATACAGCACCAATGGACGCTGGCGTGATCGCCGCAACCTGCGCTGTGGTAGCTAGTCCAGCTACGACTAGGCTTTGAGTAGCCTTCTTCGTTTCCGATCCCTGAACAATAGCAACAAGATCGGTTGCGTTCACTACTGTTGCCGCTGGCAACCCAGAAATTTTTACGTCAGCCATAAATTAAGCCCAAGGAAGTGAAGGGTCCGTTTTGTTGGAAATGGAATTCTGCATTTCAGCAGTCAGCCTAGCCTCAATTTCAGACACAGTGTCTTGACCAAGCACTTGCTTTACCCAAGACACAACTGTCGCTTCGGAAAGTTCAGCAAACGGGACGAATGCATTTTCTTCACTGTAAACCAACGGAACAGATCCGTATGAATACACCCTGTCTGAGCCTTCCGTAAGGCTTGCAGTCCAGTGAGCTTCATTTACTACATTCAGCAAATCATTCGGTCCTTGCTGAACTTTTAACCCGTTAATTGACCAAGTAATCATTCGGTAGCCTCTTGCTTCTGATCGATGGATTTCAGTGCCTCCGCAATGACTTTGGCGCACTGCACCAAAAATTCATGCTGCTCTGCTGTGAGGTTTGCTAAACGTGTTGCGTTGTAGATGTTCTGAAGTGCTGTTTCTGGTTTCATGTATTATGCTGGTGCTAAAACTGTAACAGTACCCGATGAGCCACGATATAGCAAGGCTCCACCCGAGACGTAAATTTGTCC